GATCTGCGCCTTGAGCTCGCGTGCGCGGTCGAGCATGGCAAGCGCCTGCTCGCTGGCCTCCACTGTCCGCCCGCTGTCATGCGGGAACAGCTTCAGAGCGTCTTCGCCCGTCTTCGGCTCTGGCGGAATGCGCTCCAGCACATGCTTTCGCCAGAATTGTTCTGCTCGCTCAAGCATGCCGCGGATGGTCTCGTCATCGCGCTCCACCAGTTTGCACAGGTAGCGCTGGCCGCCGATCAAAACCGGCACGTCGCACCACTCGAGGCCGGTGATGCCTAAGTACCACATGGCTTGCGCCACGTAATGCGTCGGGATGGCGTCATCGTCATCCGGCGTTCCCCATTCGCCCGCCTTGTAGGCCGAGGCTGTCTTCACCTCAAGGATGCCTTCCGCCCCGCGCAGGATGCCGTCCTTTGCGGTGGCACGGCTGCCTGGGGCGAGCACGGCGCGGTCGATGTTGCCGATGGCCCATTCATGCTTTGTGTGGCGCAACAGGCTATTCACCCGCTGCACCTTGCGGCCGGTGGTGTTTTGGTAGTGGCGGGCTACCACATGCTCTAGGACGTTTCCCCAGTGCATTGCCTCGTTCGGCTCGACGGCCGGCGTCTGGCCGGTCTTCTCCAGCCAGACGTCTACCGCCGTTTTCCACGGGGACAGGCCAAGAATGGCAGCAATGTCGCTGCCTCCTATGCCGCTCTTGCGTGCCTCTAGGAATGCTTCACGATCCATGATTAGCTCCAGTTTTACGGTGATCTTTACGCACGTGACACCTCCTAGCCAATGACTTCTTGAGTCGCGGTCGGTAGGCGATTGCCAACCGTTGAGCGAACTATACACAAGGAATCACACCGTGTCAAGCGAGCTTAACGCATTGCGTATACCATGAACGCGATATAGTTGACTTTTTGCGTCAAGTGAGGTAAACGCTAAAGCCTCAAAAGGAGTTAAGAATGGATTACTGCAAAGCAATCGAGCGTCTCGGCGGCACTCGCGCATCTGCGCGCTTCTTCGAAGTTACGCCAGCCGCGATCACGCAGTGGAAGCGAAAAGGAATTCCACGCGCTAGGCTGATGTACCTGCGGGCAGTTCGGCCTGACATCTACGAGGCCGCGATGGCAAGCGGCCGACAGCGCGAGTCCGAGCAAGGCGAGAGTTAACGGTTGGCTGTGCGCATTTCTGGTTGATAGAGGCAGCGTTTCGTGCGAGAAGGCCATCGGCGACGTTAGAGGAAAGGATGTTTTCATGTCTCAGGTAAATGTATTTTCCATCGTCCCAATTGAGGTCTGCATGGACAATCGTCTTACGCTGGAGCAGATGCGTGTGCTGGTGACGCTGTTTTCCTTCCGCGCAAAGAACACGGACACCGTATGGCCAACTAGGGCGCAGATCGCAGAACGGTGCGGCATGCACCCGGCAAACATCAGTGCAGCGACAACGGCGCTGGTGAAGCTCGGCTGGCTGACGAAGGAAGGCGCGGGCGGATTTTCAAGGGCAACGCGCTACCGTCTGACGGTGCCTGAAACCGTAGCCGAACAGGCTACCGTAGCCGAACAGGCTACACCTACCGTAGCCGATTCGGCTACACGCATGCCCGTAGCCGATTCGGCTACACGCAAAGAACATAACCAAGAACATACCAATGGAACAGACCATATACGCGCGCGCGCGCGCGATGCTGTCCCAACCATCCCAGGCGTCAGTGGTCAAGTCATCCAGGACTACCTTGCTGTCCGCAACGCGAAAAAAGCCGGCCCGCTCACGGCTACTGCTCTGGACAGCATCAAGCGCGAGGCGGCCAAGGCGGGCTTCAGTATTGAGCAGGCGCTTACTGTCTGCTGCCAGCGGGGATGGGTTGGATTCAAGGCGGACTGGGTTTTTGACAAGAGCCGGTCACAGGCACTGCCGGCAATCAGCAACAGGCGATCCCGCATTGACAACTACGCGGCACAGGCCGCAGCAGCACGAGGAGAAATCCATGACGGCAACACTGACACCATCGACATCGAGGCCGTACGCCTTGCCTGAGTCGTGGGTAGAGCGCCTATTTCAGCGCATGGAGGATCGCTACGGATCAATGTGGGCGGATCGATACGGCGCTTTTCCGCGCGAGCGAGTGAAAGCCACGTGGGCCGCAGACCTGGCTGACATGAGTCGTGAGGAGATCGCCCGTGGAGTACACGCCTGCCGCGACTTGCGATTCCCGCCGACGCTTGCCGAGTTCCGGTTGCTCTGCCGCCCACCCATCGACTACGAGTCGGCGTTCCTGGAGGCCGTAGAGCAGATGCGCAAGCGCCAGCACGGCGGGGACACGTGGAGTCACCCGGCGATTTACTGGGCTTCCGCAAAGCTGGGCTGTGATCTGCAAGCGCACCCGTACCAGGCGATCAAGGGACGATGGAGGGCGCTGCTTGACGAAGCCATTGATGACGTGCGATCTGGCAAGCTCCCGAAGGATGTGCCGATCCGACGCGATGCACTGCCAGCTCCCGGCCAGTGCAGCGTCCCGCTTGACGAAGCCAAGTCGCGCATCGCGGGGATCAAGGCCATGATGGCCAAGAAGATAGCAACCTGACGTCGGAAATCGATTAAAACGGCCCAGGAGCGATTTTTTTTGGCGAGGATAGAAACCACCATTACTGTCGAAAAAAATCGTTTCTAGGCCTGTTTACGGCTCGGCAAATGGACGTCTTTGAGATAGTGGGATGTGCGGACCGAAACCATGCGAGAAAGAAGACTGCACCTGGGGGGAGAAGCACCGCAAGGAATGCGAGGCCCGGACGGTGATGCGCTGGTCCAGGGAGAAGCGAACCGCGTACTACGCGGCTGTGAAGACGCTGCGGGGAGAGTCGGCGGTCATGGACTTGATCGAGGAGGTTAAACGGCAGTGGAGTGCGAACCAATAACCGTCGCTTTTGTGATCCCTGGCGCACCAGTCGGCAAGGGGCGTCCGAAGTTTGCACGTCGAGGCAACGTCACGGTAGCCTACACGCCGCAGAAAACGGCCAGCTACGAAAACTTGGTCAAGATCAAAGCCGAGGAGGCCATGCGCGGTCGGCCCGTCATCGAGGCGGCGGTGTCTGTCCACGTGCGCATTTTCGTGGTGCCGCCTGCCAGCTGGAGCCAGAAGAAAAAGCGCGCGGCCCTTGCAGGCGAGATTTTCCCCACCTCTAAGCCAGACGTCGACAACGTCCTCAAGGCTATCTTTGACGCCTGCAATCAGGTCGTGTGGCGCGACGACAAGCAGGCCTGCGACGTGGTGATCACAAAGCGCTACGACGTGACGCCCAGAGCAAGCGTGGAAGTCCGCTCGCTGTGACGTCCTGCCGTCGCTTTCTGTACCGTCCAGTGGTGCGGCAAAAAAAGTGCTTGACAGCTACGATCAATGCGCGTATAGTCGCTTCATCGATAGCAGATCAGCTACCGACCGCGCCTCGGGGATCAGGGGCTAGGAGATCAAGATGAAAGGCACTGAAAAGCAAATCGCATTCGCCAAGGAAATCTTGCGCGGCGCAAAAATCTGGTTCGAGTCCCCGAAGGTTCACTCCGATGCGCAAGCTAAGGCGGTCGAAGTGCTGGAGCTGGTGGAGAGTAAAGAATACGAAAAGGCCGAGATCCTGCTTGAAGAATCGGCACCGTGGCCGACTATGTACATCGTCGACGGCGAGGATGGCTCACCGGTCGTCGATGCCAGCAAGATCATCAACTCGCACCTGAAAAACGCCTACTACTGCGCTAAAGACAACGGACTTCTCTGAGGAGGTGGATCAAATGAGCATCAAGATCACCATCAGCAGCAAAAAACTCGGGCGCCAGGTGACCTTTGTCGCCCGTGACAGCAGCGGATACGTATTCGTCGACCCAAGCGTGTCTTGGGGTAAACAGCTGTTTGACCGCCATGGAAACGCGTTTGTAGCGCGCAGCGAAGAACAGCTGCGCCGGATCGCGCGCCAGTGGATAAAAAACATCTATATCTATGGCTAATCACCCCAACCGCAGCCGCCGGTCGAACCCGGCGGCCAACCCAACGCCAGCAGAAATACGGGCCGCGCGCGAAAGCGCCGGCCTGACCCAGACCGAGGCTGCGGAGCTCATCTACTGCAACCTTCGCACTTGGCAGCAGTGGGAACATAATGATCGTCGAATGCACCCAGCTTTTTGGGAGCTTTTCCGCATAAAATCCGACAGTGCGAAAAATTCGTGACCAAAGATGGGAGGCTTCGCATAAGCCAAGTACCTCTCGCAACGAATCATGAAATCGCCGGTTATGACAGCCAGAGTGCTTCCAGCTGAGGCCGTTAAAGTGCTGCAACGCGCAGCAAAAACGCCCATCACACCAGTGGATCCGCTTGCGCGCTTGAAAGCCATCGAGAAGGCCATCGAGCGGGTCAAGCGAATGTGCCCGGAGTGCTTCAGACATGAAAATGATCGTGAGAGTCAATGAACTTGGCTTGCGCATCGGCGAGGACCATCAGCACGCGCTGTACACGGATCATGAGGTGGAACTGGTCCGAAGGCTTTGGGATGACGGCTTGTCGTATGGCAAAATCGCACGTGCCATGGAAATGCCAAAAAGCACCGTGCGCGATATCTGCACATGCCGCCGACGTGCTCAAGTTGTGGCCAAAACCAAAGTCATCGAGATTTAGACATCACAATGGATTGCGCGTGATAATGCGCTGTCATTCGCCGCGTGTCGTTTAGTTTTTACCGACTATCAAAGCCATGACGCATCCGCACATAGAAAACCGCAGGCTTGATGCTCTCATTCCTTACGCCAGAAACGCGCGCACTCACAGCGATGAACAAGTGGCGCAGATTGCGGCGTCGATCCGCGAGTTTGGATTTACCAATCCTGTCCTGATCGACGAAAACGGCGGTATCATCGCCGGACACGGGCGCGTCATGGCCGCGCGCAAGCTAGGCATGGCCGAAGTGCCGTGCATCCGACTATCGCACCTCACCGAAGCGCAGCGGCGCGCTTACATCATCGCCGATAACAAGCTGGCGCTGAATGCCGGTTGGGATGAACAACTGCTGGCGATCGAGATTGAAGACCTCAAGGCGATGGACTTCAACATCGACCTGCTCGGCTTTGCGGAAGATGAGCTAAACGACCTGCTGTCCATGGCCGATGCAGTCGATGAAGGCAACACGGATGCCGACGACGTGCCGGAGCCGCAGGCAGAGGCGGTGACCAAGCCAGGCGACGTGTGGATTCTCGGACGGCATCGCCTTATCTGCTCAGATTCAGCAAATGTGGCTGCAATCGAAAGTTTCATGGCCGGAGAGCGGGCGGCACTGCTATTCACAAGCCCGCCATACGCTAACCAGAGGAACTACACCACAGGAGGCATCGCGGATTGGGATGCATTGATGCGGGGCGTCTTTGGTGCGGCGGCTCACGCCATGCGCGAGGATGGCCAGATCCTAGTCAACCTTGGGCTGATCCACCGCGACAACGAAGTCATCCCCTATTGGGACGGCTGGCTAGACTGGATGCGCAGCCAAGGCTGGCGGCGGTTTGGGTGGTATGTGTGGGATCAGGGACCGGGACTGCCCGGCGATTGGACTGGGAGACTAGCGCCGAGTCATGAATTCATCTTTCACTTCAACCGTCAATCCAGAAAGCCGAACAAGATCGTGCCGTGCAAGTTTGCAGGTGAGGAACATCACGGAAAAGGGTTGCGAGGAAAAGATGGGGCTGTTTCGAAATATTCCCATGATGGCATGCAGGTTCAGGACTTTCGGATACCAGATTCCGTTATTCGTGTAACGCGACATAAGGCGCGCGGTATCGAAGTACAGCACCCCGCCGTGTTCCCGGTGGCCCTGCCGGAGTTCGTCATCGAGGCCTACACGGACGCGGGCGACATCGTGTTCGAACCCTTCGGCGGCAGCGGAACGACCATCATCGCCGCAGAACAAACCGGCCGCCGCTGCTACGCGATGGAGCTGTCGCCGCAGTACGTCGATGTCGCCGTCCGCCGATGGCAGAGCTTCACCGGCAAACAGGCCAGGCTCAGCGATTCAGACAGGACGTTCGCAGACATAGAAGCAGATAGAAAAGGAACCCATTATGGCAAGACCGCCGTTTCAACCGACTGATAAGGACCGCGCCTTGGTCGAGCAATTGGCCGCTTTTGGGATCCCAGTGGAAAGCATGACGCGGTTCATCAAGGACAAGGCAGGGAAGTCCATCAGCGAAAAGACGCTCCGCAAGCACTTTGCCACTGAGCTAGATCAAGGCGAACTGAAGGCCAACTTCAAGGTAGCACAGACGCTATTCAGTAAGGCTATATCCGGCGACACCACGTCCATGATTTTCTGGCTTAAGACCAGGGCACGCTGGAGGGAATCGCCCCAAAGCGTCGAACTGACCGGCGCGGGAGGCGGTCCTGTGCAGATCAGCGATACCGAGCGCGCGGCAAAAATCGCGGCGATTCTCGCGGCTGCCCAGGCGCGCAAGCAGCAGGCAGAAGCCGATGGCGGCGAGACGGATTCAGGCGACGTCAGCGACCTTTGATCCAAGCCTGCTGGCGTACTTGAAGCCCGAGGAGCTGGCCGCGCTGGATCGCCTCATCGTCAGTGACCCGGTGATATGGCGGCCACTGCCCGGACCCCAGCGCATGGCGTATGACTCAACGGCGGATATCATCGGCTATGGTGGCGCAGCAGGCGGCGGTAAAAGCTCGCTTGCCATCGGCAAGGCGCTTACCCAGCACCGCAAGTCAATGATCTTGCGCCGCGAGGCTACGCAGCTAACCGGCATCATCGATGACATTACGACGATCCTCGGCACGCGCGATGGCTATAACGGCGCCGAGCGTATCTGGCGATTGCCAGACGGCCGGCAAATTGAATTCGGGTCGACCCCCAACGCCGGCGATGAGACGCGATATCAGGGCCGCCCGCACGATCTCTTGGTGTTCGATGAGGCGGCAAACTTTCTGGAAAGCCAGGTACGCTTTTTGCTCGGCTGGCTGCGCACGACGACGCCAGGCCAGCGCTGCCAGGCTCTCTTGACCTTCAACCCGCCGACGACGGTCGAGGGCCGGTGGATCATCGATTTTTTCGCGCCGTGGCTCGACAAGAAGCACCCGAGGCCCGCGCAACCCGGTGAAATGCGCTGGTTCGCCATGATCGACGGTGAGGAAGTCGAGGTAGAAAGCGGCGCGCCATTCAAGCACGGCCACGACCTTATCCGGCCGATGAGCCGGACGTTTATTCCCTCGCGTGTTAGCGATAACCCGTACTTGATGGGGACCGGCTACATGGCCACACTGCAATCCCTACCCGAGCCGCTGCGATCCCAGATGCTCTATGGCGACTTTACCGCGGGCATAGAGGATGACCCTTGGCAGGTGATCCCTACTGCCTGGGTAGAGGCCGCGCAAGCGCGCTGGAAGCGCCCGGATAAGCTGCCGCCCATGGACTCGCTCGGCGTCGACGTGGCGCGCGGTGGGCGCGATCAAACGATCATCGCTCGGCGTCACGGCATGTGGTTCGACGTGCCTTTGGTCTATCCAGGCAGCGCGACGCCGGATGGTCCGACCGTGGCCGGTCTCACGATCGCTGCAAAGCGCGATGATGCCGTGATCCATATCGACGTGATTGGCGTTGGCTCGGCGCCCTATGACTTCCTCAACGAATCCGGGCAGCAGGTCATCGGGGTCAACGTCGCCGAAGCGGCCATAGGCAACGACAAGTCCGGCCGGCTGCGCTTCAAAAATCTGCGCAGCGAGCTGTGGTGGCGAATGCGAGAGGCGCTTGACCCGAATAACAACACGGGCATCGCCTTGCCGCCCGACCCGGCGCTTCTTGCCGATCTGTGCGCACCGACCTGGGAGCTATCCGGATCTACCATCGCCGTGGCGAGCCGCGAGCAGATCATGGAGAAAATCGGTCGTTCGCCCGACTACGGTAGCGCCTACGTCCTGGCCCTCATCGACACGCCCAAGCTCGCCGCCTTCAAGGCGCTGGAATACACGCGTCGCCGTGATTATGATCCTTACGCCTAGGTGCGCGTACCGGATAGAAAAAATCCTACGCTGCGGGCATGACGACGATCGCGATTGTGAATCCCGCCGAGTGGATGCCCAAAGTTGCCGACCTACTTGAAGCAAACTGGGCAGAAACCGGCTTTGACTTTCCCTTCTCGCCCGATATTGACGCATACCAGCGCATGTTTGATGCTGGCGTCATTTTCGCCGTGGCGGCAATGGATCGCGACCGTGTTGTCGGTTACTGCACGGTGGTGGTAGTGCCGCACATGCACAACCCCTCCGTTGTTGTCGCATCGAACGACGCGCTGTTTGTTGTGCCGGAATACCGGCATGGCCTTGTGGCAGGACGCTTGATTTTCGCGGCCGAAGCTGAGGCAAAACGGCGCGGCGCGCAGCGTTTTACGTGGCATTGTCGGGCAGGGACCACTCTATCTGACATGCTTTGCAAGCACGGCTATATGCCGGTCGATAACGTTGTGATGAAAGGGCTTTGAACATGGGATTTGAAGCAATTGCTATGGCTGCCTTGACCGCCGCTAGTACAGCAGTGTCATACATGAACGGTCGAGAGCAGAAAAAAGCGGCTGAAACGGCCGCGCAACAGGCGGAGGTAAATGCCCGTAAGCAAGAAAAAGCCGCCGATGAAGCGGCCAACCGCGCCAATCAGAAACGGGCTAACCCGATGGCAAGCCTTGATGCGGCGACGCAAGCAGGCCGCGCCGGGGCATCGGGCACGATGCTGACCGGGCCGCAAGGGGTGGATCCCAACCTGTTGAGTCTCGGCAAAAACACCCTCTTGGGATCGTGACCATGCCCGACATGTCCACGCGCCGACACCTGCTATCGCGATGGGTGCAGTTGCGCCACGAACGCGAAAGCTGGATCGCCCATTGGAAGGAGATCAGCGAGTATCTGCTGCCGCGATCGGGCCGGTTCTTTATCGAGGATCGCAATAAAGGCAGCAAGCGGTACAACAGCATTTATGACAGTACCGCCACCCGCGCGCTGCGCGTGCTCGCGGCCGGCATGATGGCCGGCATGACAAGCCCGGCGCGCCCCTGGTTTCGTCTGACCACCTCCAATCCGCAGCTGGATGAAGCCGCCGCCGTCAAGTCGTGGCTGGCCGATGTGACCCGCCTAATGCAGATGGTGTTTGCCAGGTCGAATACCTACCGAACACTGCATTCCATGTACGAGGAGCTCGGCGCTTTTGGCACGGCAAGCAGTATCGTCTTGGCCGATTTCGATACGGTCATTCATCATTACCCGTTGACAACGGGGGAATTCGCCATCGCCGCTGACCATCGAGGCCGCGTCAATACGCTTTACCGCGAGTTTCAAATGACCGTCGCGCAGATGGTCCGTGAGTTTGGTCGGGACAAGTGCAGCCCGACGGTGCGCAATTTATTTGATATGGGTTCGCTGGATCAGTGGGTGACAGTCATTCAAGTCATCGAGCCGCGCACCGACCGCGACCTAACCAAGCGCGACGACCGTAACATGGCGTGGAAATCGGTCTATTTCGAGCTGGGGGAGAACGAGGACAAGCTGCTACGTGAGTCGGGATTCAAAGAATTCCCGGCCTTGTGCCCGCGCTGGGCGGTATGCGGCGGCGACATCTACGGGCATAGCCCGGCGATGGAGGCGCTAGGCGACATCAAGCAGCTTCAGCACGAGCAACTGCGTAAGGCGCAAGGCATCGACTACAAGACAAAGCCGCCTTTGCAAGTGCCTACCTCGCTAAAGTCTCGCGACGTGGATACGCTGCCGGGTGGTATTTCCTTCGTCGATGCGGCCGCACCGAATGGCGGCATCCGCTCGGCCTTTGAAGTCAATATCGACCTGTCGCACCTCTTGGCCGATATCCATGACGTGCGTGAGCGAATCAAAGGCAGTTTCTATGCCGATCTATTCCTCATGCTTGCCAATAGCACGAACCCGCAGATGACCGCTACCGAAGTGGCCGAGCGTCATGAAGAAAAGCTGCTCATGCTGGGGCCGGTATTGGAGCGGATGCACAACGAAATTCTTGACCCGCTCATTGAGATGACCTTCTCGCGCATGGTCGAGGCTGGCATTGTGCCGACCCCGCCCGAGGAATTGCAGGGCATGGAGCTGAACGTCGAGTTCGTCAGTATGCTGGCGCAGGCTCAGCGCGCTATTGCCACCAACTCGGTGGATCGCTTCGTCGGCAACCTGGGTGCCGTGGCCGGCATCAAGCCGGACGTTCTCGATAAGTTTGACGCCGACCGCTGGGCCGACGCCTACGCCGACATGCTCGGCATCGACCCTGAGTTGATCGTGCCAGGCGATAAAGTGGCGATGATCCGTAAGCAGCGCGCCGAAGCCGCGCAGGCCCAGCAGCAGGCGGCCATGCTTGCCCAAGGCGCCGACGTGGCACAGAAGCTGGGCAGCGTCGATACCAGCAAGCCAAACGCTCTCACCGACGTGACGCGCGCATTCAGTGGATATAGCTAAAAGGAGAATCCAACCATGATCGAAGTACAAAAACTCGTACCCGATTCGCTCCACCATACGTGCGTGGTGGCGACGTGGGCCAACATGGGAAACGGGGATCACGGACAGGCTATCGAACTGGCGAACTTCGCTGACCGATCCGTTCAGGTGATCGGTGACTTCGGAGCGGGCGGCAATGTACGCATCGAAGGAAGCTTAGACGGTACGCACTATTCGCCGCTGACTGACCCCCAAGGCAACAATCTCGACATCAATGCCGAGAAGATCGAGGCGATTACTGAAGTGGTGCGGTATGTCCGCCCGCGTGTCACGTCGGGTGACGCCACCACAACCCTTACCGTCATCATGCTGCTGAAAGGGGCCATGTAATGAACAAGATACTGAAAGCCGCCGACGAGGTAAAGAAACTGCACCGCATGTTTGCCGCGCTGGGCGACGTGATCGACGTGCTGGACCGCGTGGGCAGCCTAGAGCAAGCTGAAAGCGAGGCGCAGGCGCGTATCGACAAACTCAATGCCGAGGCAAAAAGCCTCGGTAAGCGCATTGACGAAGCCACTGCCGAAGCCGCGCGCATTCTGGAAGTCGCCAACGAGCAGGCCACGAGCGTTCGTCTGGCTGTCGAAAAGCAAAACGCCGAGGCCATTGCCGCAGCACGCGCGAAAGCGGACGAGATGGAGGCCCGCGCTACGGCCATCATCGACCGCGCCAAGGCGGAGGCCGACGCGATGCACGCCAAAGCTTGCGAGGCTGCGGATTCCGTCACGCGAGCACAAGAAGAACTCGCCGCCATCGAGAAAAAGATCGACGATGCGCGCGCCAGAATCGCCAAGATGCTGGGGGATTAAGCCATGTCAATGTCGAACGCTTCGGAAACGAACTTGCTCAATCTGCTGTTCAACAATATCAACTGGCCCAATGTCGGTGATGCCGCTGGCTTGCAGCAAAGTGCTACGGCTGGGTTTTTCTACGTGGCGTTGCACACCGCCGACCCCGGCGAAGCCGGCACGCAAGCCACCAATGAAATTAGCTATACGGGGTATTCCCGCGTTGCGGTTGCTCGTTCAGCCGCCGGATTCACGGTGTCTGGCAATCAGGTGAGCAATACAGCAACCGTGCAGTTTGGGGAATGCACAGCAGGCAGCGGTACGGCCACCCATTTCTCGGTGGGGCTTTCGCCGTCGGGGGCGGGAGACATTCTCTATTCCGGGGCGTTGTCTGCGTCTCGGAATATATCGTCGGGCATTACGCCCCTGTTCAATCCGGGGGCTTTACAAGGCACGGTGGACTGATGATCGTGTATCGTTGCGCCCACTGTGGCGAACTGCTCGGGCCTGCTCCACAAGAGCCTATCCCGAGTTGCCCGAATCACCCAAACGGCATCGTGGAGCAATACGACGATGGCGATTCGCAGCCTCAGTGATTTCAATGTGGCGTTCGAAGCGGGTCGTTTTCACGTCCAGCGCTTCATCAAAAACGCGGGCACACCGCACGCAAGGGTATGGGCCGATACCTCGTTTGCATCCGGCCATCCAGTCTATGATGCTCGTGTAGGGCTACCGCTGGAATTTAAGCCGGCCATTGCGCAAAAGAATGACGCCATCTGGTTTCCGGGAATCGCGGAGGGCGAGGAGCGTTATCTTGTCGAAGCGCAAATGTGGAGCAACCAGGCGACGACCTATAACGGACCTATCAGTGTCGTGCTGTTCGACTTGCTGGGCTATTACCCGCTGATTGACGGCGACTCGACCGAAGTGCAGACGTGCACCAATAGCGCAGGCCTGCCGCGCTACGCCAATGGCGTTGGCGTACAGATGGTCATGGTCAATCACATTGCGCCAGCGATTCAACACGGGCTGACCAGTATCAGCTATGTGGATTCCGACGACATAGCGCGGTCGTTGATCGTGGATATTCCCAACAACGGTCAAAACATCGTCTGCTCAGGCAGCAGGACGACGACCGGAGCGGCTAGCAGCACGGTGCATATCCCTCTCAGCAACGGTGAGAAGGGAGTAAAGCGCGTCACGTCAATCCAGCACTCCATTGCGCCAGGTGGATTTCACTGCCTCTATCTCGTGCGCATTCTTGGCTCAATGGTTTTGGGCGACAACCTTGTGTGTGCCGAAAAGAACTTCATTGCCGAGAACGGCTTTGCCGCCCCTCGCATTTATGACGGTGCATGGCTTGGATGGTTTGACATGATTTCAGTTGGAGCCTCGAACCGCTCGGTGTCGTGGTTCGGTAATTTCACGTTTGCTTGGGGATAATCATGACGATCCAATCCATCGACAACCTTGTGGCGGCAATCGCCAACGGGCAAACCGTTCGGTATGACTGGAACAAAATTACCGGTGCGTCCTCGTATGCCCTTGGGCGATGGTATGACTTCTCGATGCTCGCCTCAATGCCGGTGGCAAACGCATGGTCGGGCACCGCATTGAACTGGGTCTCATGTAACGAAGCAGCTGGCAACGGATCACAGGTTTTCGGCATTCCGCACGGTGGCAACGTCAGTCCGAACAAAAAGCATCTGCTTAACCTCAATGCGTGGTCCACGGCGGCAACCGGGGTTCCGGGCACACTGATGCTGGTCGATATGCAGGGCTATTACCCCGGCATCAGTAACAACACCACGTCGCCGCAAACGCTCGTTGGCACGCCAAGTTTGCGTTACACCAACGGCGAAGGGGTGCGTGCCTTCCTGGTGCAGACGTCGGGCTCAGGCGCGACCGCGCAGAACGTCACGATGTCGTACACCAATCAAGCGAATACCTCCGGAAGAACGCTGCCTGTCACCGTTGCCATGACCGCATCGGCTATTTCCGGTCACATCGCCCACTCCGGCACCGCTGCCAACAACTATGGCCCGTTTCTTCCGCTCGCTTCCGGCGATACGGGCATTCGTTCCGTGCAAAACGTCACCATGTCGGCAGCCAACACGGGCACTTGTGCCCTTGTACTGGCTCGGCCGCTCGCGACCATCACGCTTTCCGTGGCCGGGTTGATGACAGAAAAGGACTTGCTCAACCAGATTCCGAGCTTGCCGGAAATTAAAGATGGTGCCTGCCTGACGTGGCTGTGGGGCGCCGGTGCCGCCACGGCCAGCGCGACCACGTTTGCCGGCGGGCTTGAAGTGGTCTGGGGGTAATCCATGGCGTTGTGGCCCAACGGCAGATACATGACGCTGAGCACCTATAAGGGCTTTGGCGTTGCACCGGGACTCGACGCCAGACTCAAGGCCAAAGGGGACCGGATAAACCGCTTTGTGAACGCGAGTTTTTCCCGCGCAGCAAGTACGCCGGATGGCTACGACGTGAAAGGCACCGTGCCTGCCATCCTGGCGGGCGGCATGTCGGCTTTGCGGGCCATCGCCACCTATGAGGCAGGCGGCAATCTTCTGCAAGGCGCCCCAATCAGCGGAACCGTCGGCGTGGTTGAGATGACCGGCGAAAGCGGCTTATCGCTGGTGGTCGGCATGGAGGGCGCTGCTGCCGTTGCCACACTGGCCGGCGATAATCTTGTCCTGAAACTGACCATCGGGCTTGACGGGTTGTGCACGGTCGCCTTGACAGGCGACGGCAACATCCTTGCCATGATCGTGCCCTTTGATGGCATCGGCAATGTGGCGCAAGTATCCGGCACGTCGGATCTTCGCGGGCTGCTTTCGATGGCAGGCGAATGGACGCCGTTCACCGACCTGTCGCCGCAAGGCTTGGCAGCTGCCGTCTGGGAACACGTGATCAGCGGCACCGAAGCGCAAGACCTTCTCGCCGCAGCCGGGGCGGCAGGCGACCCGCTTCTTGGCGTGGTAGAAGATGGCAAGACCATGCGCGAAGTCCTGCGCATCATGGCCGCTGTGTTGGCCGGCAAGGTGAGCGGGGCAGGCACGGGTATCGAAACGTTCGTCGGGCTGGATGGAACTACCGCCCGCGTGGTGAGCACGGTCGATACCAGCGGCAACCGCACGGCAGTTGTTGTCAATGGCGCTTGAACACTTCCGATCACGGCACTTTCGCGCCAGGCATTTGACCGCGCTTGGCCGCCTTATTGATGCCGTGGTCAATATCGGTGCCAATTGGCTGCTTCGCGCCCGACGACGAATAAGGCGATAAGGTGCGCGTACCGTGAAAACACTCGCATAGGCTACGCGCATGAGCAATTACGACCCGACCGACATTCGCAGTCAAGAGCGAGCCAAGGCCGATGCCGACTTGCGCGCCAAACTGGCCAAGGATGTTGAGGAGGCCGATTTCAAATGGCTCATGAGCAGCAAGCGGGGGCGCCGCATCGTGTGGCGCTTTCTGGATCGAGCCGGTGTGTTTCGGCTTTCGTTCAACACGAACTCGATGACGATGGCGTTCAACGAGGGAAACAGGAACG